CGGCGACGACGGCGGTCACGCCGGTGCCCTCGGCCGTCAGCGTGCCGAGGTTCAGCGTCAGGCCGGCGCCGAGGCTGGTGACGACGCCGCCCTGCCATTCCGCTTCGAGGGCGGGCGGCGAGCCGGCGATCGAGAGGCCGGCGCCGACAAGGGCGACCTCGCCCGCCTGCCAATCCGCCTCGAGGGTGAGCGCGGAGAGCCCGGTGATCGAAAGGCCGAAGCCGACCGCCTGGACCGTGCCGGCCTGCCACTCGGCGGTGATCGTGCCCGCGGTCGAGATGGGCCCGCCGGAGAGCCCGGGCCCGGTCTCGACGTCGGTGACCGAGCCGCCGGAGCCGACCGCGGAGAGGACGCCGCCGACCAGGCTGATGCCGGTCCCGAGGCTGGTGACCAGCCCGCCCTGCCAGTCGGCCGTGATCGTCGCGGGCGAGCCGTTGATGTCGAGGCCGGTGCCGAGCACGTCGACCACGCCGGCGTTCCACTCCACCGAGGCGGTGGCCGCGGCCCAGGTCGGGTTTGCGCCGGCGCCCTGCGTCGTCAGCACGTAGCCGTTCGTGCCAGGCGTCAGCGCCGTCCAGGAGGCGCCGGAGCGATAGAGGATGTCGCCCTGCGCCGAGCCGGCAGCCGCGTCGAGGAGCGACGACAGGCTCTGCGCGCCCCAGGTCCCGGACGCCCGGCCGAGCACCTGGCCGTTCGAGCCGCCAACGTGGAGCCGCAGGAACGTGTCCAGCGTCATGACGACCAGGCGGTCCAGGTCGGCCGTCCCGTGCGTCGCGATGTAGAACGGCGGCCCTTCGGCGTCGCTGGTCAGGCGAGTCCAGGAGATGGCGGTCGTGCCGACCGTCGGGTTGACGTCGTTCTCGCAGTTCATGACCCAGCCGGACTGAGTCGAGCCGCCCTGGATCTCGACGGCGGCGCGCGGGAATTCCGCCGCGGTGTCCATGCTGGTCGAGCGGGTGAGGATCACCGGGGTCGCCGGCGAGCCCGTGCCGTCATGCGTGACGGTGTAGAGGCCGTTCTGGAGCCCGGACGTCTGGCTCTTGACCAGCACCACGTCGCCATCGACCAGCGAGACGCCGTCGACGACAAGCGGGCCGTCGGCAAAGGTGGTCAGGGTCGCGCCGACCCCGGAGGCCCCGTTGGCGTACGTCCCGCTGATGTTCACCGTCGAGGCGACGTCGGCGGTGAGCACCAGGCGGACGGTCTCGCTCTGCGCCAGGCCGGCGTTGATGAGGTCGGTCAGCGACAGGTCGCCGCTCATGCCCAGCAGCGACGAGACGACCGTGCCGGAAACGTCCGAGGACGGCGCCTGGAGGTCGGTGCCGTCGCAGTAGATCAGCCGGCTTGAGACCGCCGGCACCGAGACGGTGGTGCCGCCGCAGTCCACGGTGATGAGGTAGCTGGCGTGGGTGTTGGTGACCAGGAACAGGCGCTTGCCGCCCGACGGCACGTTCAGCGTCGAATCGCCCGTGAGCCCCGTGCACACGAAACGAAGGTAGCGCCGGAAATTCGTCCCGGAGACGGTCGCGCTGGAGCCCGAGAATGCGACCACCAGGCTGCCCTGGGTCGCGTTGTCGAGGGCGTTGAGCCCCGTGTTGATGGTCTGCTCTTTGTTGGCCTGGTTGGTCGCGACTTCGGTGATCTGAAGGTTGTCGGTTGCCATCCTACGCGACCTCCAACTCGTCGACCCGCCCGAAGCCGCGGCCGACCGTTGCGCTTAGCTGGTAGACCGCGACATGCAGCGTGTCCGGCGGCGGGCTCCCGAAGTCGGAGGCGATCTCGGAGGCGGTGTAGAGGACGCTGTTGGTGGTAATGCCGGTGATCGTGCGCAGCCTGGTGGTGCCGTCCGAGGCGAACACGTCGACCTCGTATTCCTCGCTGTCCTCGGAGAGCGGAATGTCGCCGTCGTCGTCATGGAGCCCGGCGTTGGTCCGGTTCCGCCTGGTCCAGGAGAGCAGGATGTCCGCCGCCGGCGAGCCGCTCCAGACCGCCTGAACGTCGACCGGCGCCCAGGGCATCTTGTCCCGGCCATGCCAAACCTGGACTTCCTGGATGGCCGCGCCGGCCGCTATGCCGGCGGTGACCGCGCGGAAGAAGTCCCGCTGCTGGTACTGATTGATGGGCACCAGCAGCCCCTCGAGGACGGCCGGATCCAGCATCAGGATTCGCTCGCCGACGGCATGGTCGCTCGCCATGGTGTCGGTGCCGCGCTGCCCACGGTTCAGCCCCTCGAGGAGGTAGCGGTTGTTCCCGAGAGCGGTGACGCTCAGGAACTGGATGATCTCGATTTCACCATTGGCCTTGTAGACCGCGGCGGCGTTGTAGCCGTTCGCCAGCTGGAGCTCGGAGACGCTCTCCAGCGTGTCGCCGCCGTTGACCATGGCCACCGTCACGCTCTGGTCGAAGGCGGTGTGGAAAATGTTCACTGCATCCGGCAGCGCCTCCTCGAGATAGCCCCAGGCGGCGTCGGTGACCGTGATGCCGGAATCGCCCCAGGACGTCGCGTCCGTGCTCTCCTGGAGCAGCGCGCCGCGCCAGCCGGGCAGGCCATAGGAGCTCGCCGCCCAGTATGCCCGGAAGCCCGAGGCGAAGGCGTCGTCGATGTCACGCAGCAGCGGAACGTCCAACAGGAACAGCGCCGACGGCGAGACCGTGCCAATGGTCTGAGCCGGGATGCCCAGCATCTCGGCGCCCTCGACGGTCGAAACGTATTGCGCCTCCTCCTCGGCAATCCATCTGGTCTGGCTCGAGAAGTCGACGCCCAGCTGCGCCGGGCCCATCCTGAACCGCCCGGTAAGCCCGGAATTCAGGGTGATGCTGATGGGGTCCGCCGGATCCAGCCAGGCGAATTCCGGCGGCAGCATGACGTCGATGGTGTGCCGCGCTGTCCACGCCGAATAGAGCATCACCTCGGCCTGCTGGCGCGCGAGGTCCGGCGTCATGGCGGCGGCGATCTGCAAGTCGACCTGCTGCGTGCTGTACTGCGTCGGCGTGGGCAGCCGCACGCGCTGCTTGGTCTGGGTCGAGACCCGGTAATCGCCGCCGGAATCGGTGAAGGACAGCGTGAACTTCCAGGGGAGGTCCTCCTCCTTCGCGCGCGCCTCGAGGTAGGGCTCGCCGCCGGTGCCCTCGGTGCTGCCGCGGATGAGGTCGTCCTCCTCGATCGTCGCGACCACGGCGCCGCCGCGCGGCTGAAAGGCGATCCCATAGTCCCGCTCGATAGCGTCGATCTGGAACAGCGTGGCGATTGGCCGGAGGATGTCGGCGGCTGTCGTGCGCTGGCTGACCATGAAGCCATTCAGGCTCAGGGAGGCAAGGGCGGAGACGTCGACATCGCCGGCCTCGAGCCCGGCCTCATCGCATATGCGCTCGAAAATCTGGTCGACCGACGCGTCGTCGCCGTCCGCGCGCTCCACGAACCATTTCGCGATGCCGCGCCCGTTGATGCCGCCGGCGACGTTCGGCACCGCGATCAGCGCAGCGCCCTCCGACCAGAAGGCGTTGCTGCCGTTGACGTTCGGGGCGTCGTTGAAGGCCCAGGTATGGGTCTGAATTACGTCGCCCGTCGCGGCATTGAGCACGATCATGTCGTTGCCGAAGAAGCGCGCCCATGTGGTGCCGGAGACTTTGCTCAGGAATCCGCCGCCGAACAGGAACTTCCCGGTTTCGTAAGTCCAGATGATGCCGGCATCGGGTGTCCACTTGAACACGAAGTACCGCGGCGCACCCCCGCCGGAAGGGATGATCGGAGCCGTGATGATCAGCCCGTTATCGGTCTCGTCGTAGATCGCATCATAGGTCGAGTTGTAATCCGATTCCCAACCCGCGCCGCCGCTCGCTTGGACCTCGGTGAAGTCGATGGTCGCCATCGTCTGGATGTTTGGCACCGATCGGATGATCGGGCCGCTGAGGTTCACATCGGGTTCGAGATTCACGTAGATGCGCTCGATATAGAGCGTGTCGCCATAGCCGTCGAAACCGCTGCCTGGGACGACCCCCACGCACCACGCCTCGCCGATCCCCTGATCAGGCCTTCCGACAGCAAGCGCCTTGCAGCCTCCGACGAAAATCGAGCCGCCGGCGGCGCTGTTGACGTTGATCCCGAGCCATTCCCAGTTCGTTGCGTCGAGCACGAAGAGCTCTTTCTGGAGCACGCGGTTGCGGCAAACCAGATACTGCCGCAGCCCATCGGGCCCGAGCAGCGCGAGCGGCACCATGAGGTCGATGTTGTTCCCGAAGGCCCGGGACGGCACCGTGATCGGGTCCGTGATCTTGAGCAGGCTGGCGGGGTTGATCGCAGCGATCTCAGTGCCGAGCGCCGCGTAGAGCATCTGATTATGCCCGATGACGAGTGTATTGTAGAACAGAATGGTAAAGGTATTGTAGCTGGCATCGCTGAGGGCGACGCCGAGTGTTTGCTCCTTCAAGACCTGCATGGAAGACAAGTCGAACTCTGCCAGCCCGGTAGGCTGCTCGCCCCAGATGTATCCGCGCAGGGTCAGAGGATTGATGGCCAGCTTTTGGTTGGAGCCGTTCGACCAGCGTCCAAGGGTCGTCGGCGTCGTCGGTGTCATCGTGACGCTCGATTCGACGAAGGTCGATTGGAACGCGAGCTCGACGGTGATGTTCGGCATGCGCTGGCCGAAATCCGCCAGGTCGAGGTCCTCGAACACCACGTAGCAGAGCCCGCGGTGCGCCGGCACATTGCCCGCGCCCTTGTCGGCCTCGATGAGGCTATCGGGCAGCTGCGTTTCGTTCCCGGGGTAGAACCTGAACTTGAGCCCGTTCCGCCGGACCACGTCCTGGCCTGTGGTGATGTCATAGATCAGCGTCCCGTTCGCCCACATGCGCAGGACGCGGTCCGCCGGCCCCTTGCAGAGCCCGACCGCGAAGCTGACGGTGTAGCTGTAGGTCGTCTGCGTGACCTTGGCGCCCCCTTTTGCCCCGCCGCCGCCTTTCCCGCCTTGGCGCGAGTGCGTGACGTTCTTGTGCTCCTCGATTGGCTTCGACCAAATGATGTTTCCGGCCATGCGGAACTTGCCGAAGCCGAACGGGATGACGACGCCGTACGTGCTGGCCGTGATGTTCAGGTCATTGAGCCGGGCGCCCTCCTGCGTGACCTGCGGCGCGGGATCCGGGAACAGCAGGTTGCCGGCGGTGGTGCCGACGGAGAAGCCCATCGAGCCCGCGGCGAGCAGGGCCGGCAGCGCGGTGAAGCCCGAGGCGAGGGCAATGCCAACGCCCGCGACCGCGCCTGCAATGCCGATGGCGACGCGCCCCATCAGGCGACGCCTGGCAGCTGGTAGGCAGCGACGATCGGCGCGTCAGCGTGCATCTGTTCCTCCCAGACCATGCGCCGCGCGAGGGTCGCGTGGACGACGTAGCGCGCCCCGTAACGGGTCGAGGCAAGGCCGCAATGGCACGGGAAGCCGGCCTGCTCGAAGGCTATCAGGTCGCCGTCCTGGACGTCGCGTGGATTGATGCGCGTGGCTCCGCCGGCGCTGAAATGGCCCAGGAATTTCCGCGCATCCGGGTCGCGCCCATAGGCCATGGAATCGTAGTCGCTGATGCCGAGCTCGCGGCAGACCACGACCACCAGGCCGACGCAGTCGATGCCGTGGCGCGTCCGGCCCTGGTGCTGCCAGCGCACGCCGATCCAGCTGCGCGCGGCGGCGACGACTTCCTGGCGGGTCGGCATCAGGTGGAGCTCTCGGGCCCCTGCGTGATCGCGTCGAGCCCGGGCACATAAGGCTCGCCACGGAAATTCAGAATGTTGTCGTAGCGGTCCCGGCACATCGCGACCGTCTTGTCGCAGCCGGGATAAATGGTGAGCTCGTCGCCGGCCTCGATGGCATAGGGCATGCCGAGGAAGAGCTCGACGCTGCTGCTCGACTGCGTCCAGCCCTTCACCTCCATGGAGCGCCCGGCGTTGTTGCCGCTGGTGAATGTCACGACGCCGTCGGTGAACCAGCCGTCGACCGCGCGCTCCTCGTCGACGTCGATGACGAAGACGCGCCGGCTGGTGACCGAGGCGACCGTCGCCGTTTTCATCCAGCCGTCGCCCTCGAGGTCGACGCCGCACTTGTCGTCGCCGAGGTCGGCGCGGCAGAGCGGCGAATAGAGGTCGCCAACCACGTTCTGAAGCCGGCTGACGATCCCATGGAGCTCGGTCTTGAAAACGCCGGAAGGCGTGCTCTGCACATCGCCGAGGCGGCCGCGGCGGAGCCGCATGATGCCCTGCGTCAGGTCGTCCCAGTTGACGAGGAACACATAGACATCCGCATGGTCCCAGAGCCCGGAGCGCAGGTCGTCGTCGGTGATGCTGTCGTCGTCGAAAATGCCGGTCATCTCGATATTGTCGACGCTCATGTCGCTGTCGGCCGACATCGCCGAGCGCGTGTAGCCGATCGCCGAGACGTACGTGTCGCCGGAAATGACCAGGTCCTGGTCGTGGTCCGTGAAGAAGAACTCGGTGGCGTCCCGCCGAACGATGCGCCAGCAGGTGCATAGGCTGGTCACCTCGCCGGCGAGGTGCGCCTTCAGGGCATTCGAGATAGTCTTCGGCATCAGAGCCTCAACTCGATCAACGGGATCTGGCCCCATGTGAAGCTGTCGAGCTCGTCGATGCTGGCCTGCATCTGGTCCGTGTCAAACCGGACCGGAACGTCGAACTCGCAGCTGATGGTGATCGCCCGCCCGGTGGTCGCCGCCAGGGTGGCGCCGAGCGTAATGACGCCCGTGGTGTAGCTGACCGAATAGTCCGTGGTCAGGACGCCGTTGTTGTAGAGGCTGATCGAGCCGGAGACCGGCTTGTAGATCGTCCGCGTGTAGGTTGCCGCGCCGTCGCCGTAGACCTTCACGATCTGCACCGTGTTGGTGCTGCCGTTGGTGGTCATCAGCGTGGGCCGGGTCTCGCCCGGGAACGGCAGCTGATAGTCGCTCCAGTCCTTGAACCGGAACCCAAAGGCCTTGCCGCGCCTGGCGTAGAAGAACTTCAGGATCTCCGCGAATTGCTCCTCGGTTTTCACGCCATGCGCGACGTCCCACTGGCCGCGGCTTCTCGACCAGTTCTGATTTCGCCGCTCCTGGCCGGACGCCAGCATGAGCACGGTGGTGTTGAAGCCAGGCCCGCCGCGGGCGCCGTAGGAGATCCCGGGCGGAAATTGCACCTCGTGGAATGGGACCGTCATCGCTGGCCGAGCCTCCGGCGGGTCTGGTTCAGCGCGTTGGCAGCCTGGCCCATGATCTGGGTCTGGCTGCGCCGGAAGCTGTCGGCGTCAGGCGTGCTGATGTTGAACTGGATCACCGGCGCCGCCTCGCTGGGAGCCGTGTTGTTGTTGGCGAAGTGGGCCAGGATCGCGGACGTGCCGCGGTCCTGCTGCTGGGTCAGGACGCGCTCGCCGCGCTGGAGGATGGCGGCAAACTCGTCGGCGCCGAGCCCGGTGCCGGAGTGGAAGCGCGGCAGCGAGGCGAAATCCTGGAAGCCCATGTAGCGCATGGCGGTCGGATCGCCGACGACGCCGCCGGAATGGTACATCTGGTAGGCAGCGACGTTGGGGCCGCCGCTCATCAGATTGGCCGAGGACTGCGTACTGACGACGTCGGGCATGCTCCACATGGTGCCGGCCGGATCGTGGCTGCCGAAGCTGGTGTAACCACCTTCGGCGCCGTAGACGGTGTGCGGCGTGAGGTCGCTGCCCAGCGACCGGAAATCGGTGGCGCCCGCTGAGGAGACAGCAGACGAGACGCTGGACGCCGCGCTGCCCCAGCCCGTGAACCCGAGCAGCCCGCCGGCCCAGCCGAGCGCCTTGCCGATGAGGCTGGACGCAAATCCGCCGCCCATGCCGCCTTCCTGGGTTGTCGTCGTGCTGCCCGGCATCAGCTGGCCCGTGCTTCCGCCGCCGCCCTGGAGCGCGTCGAAGAAACCGCCGAGCGTGGTCCGATTGCCTCCGAAGAGGGCGTTGAGGAGGGGATTCAACACCGCGAGCTTGAGAAATTGAGTAAGGACCTGCTGCGCGACGGACGTCATGACGTTCCGCCAGTTGACCGCCGCGCCCTGGCCGCCGACCAGCGCGTTCGTAATGCTCGAGCCGATGGTGTCGAACGCCGACGAGAACATATTGGCGAGGTCGTCGAGCGCCTGCTTGTGCTTTTGGAACTCGTACGTGTTCGCCGCCAGCTGGTCCTTCTCGCGCAGCAGCGCCGCGATTTCCGGCTCCGAAAGGTTCGGATACCGAGCCTTCAGGTCCATCTCGTCTTTGAGGTGCTGGAGGTAGAGCGTGCGCTGTCGGTCGCTCATGCCGAGGGTGCGCGCCTCCTCCTGGAGGTAGCGGCTGGCGTTGCGGGTTTGCAGGCGCTCCTGTTCGACGCCGGCCAGCTGGGTCGCCCGAGCCAGGTCATCGAAGTCCCGGGTGAGTTGCGGCAGCAGCGCCCGGAACTGGGGACTGTTGTAGGGAGCGAGGCGCAGCGCCGCGTTGAAAGCCTGGTTCGCCGCCGTCGCCCGCGCGACCGCCGGCTCGCCTTCCTGATAGGCCTTCGCCAGGCTGTTCTGCTGCGCGATCTGAAACGAGAGCTCCTGGCGCAGCGCGCGATAGGCGCCGACCTGCTGGGCGGCGACGGCGGCGCGCACCCGGCCGACATTCGCCTCGTCCGCGCCCTCGGGGTGCTGGCGGTTGAGCTCCCGCAGCTGCTCCTCGGCCTCGAATAGCTGGCGATCGCCTTCCGTCAGGACCTGGGCCGCACGCGCCTGGCGCTCCTGGCCGCGGATGTATTGCTCCTGCGCCGTGACGGTCTCGTAGTAGCGGCCTTGCAGCGCCTGGAGCGCCTTCTCGTAGGCCTGGACCAACTCGGGGTTCTGTGCGCGGCGCGCCGCCTCGAGGCCGCGCTTCAGGCCCTCCTCCGCGACGTTCAGCTGGCGGACCTGGTCCTGGGTAAGCCCGAGCTCCTTGCGGTATTTCTCGGCGCCGTCGATCGCGTCGGCGTACGTGTTCCGCATGCCGGCGGTGTCCGACGTGCCGCGCCCCTCGAGGGCGCCAGGGCTGATCGCCGCGCCGCCATAGGCTGCCGCGGAGCCGCCGCCTGGAGCCGCTGTGGCGCCCTGTGCGGCCGCCGGTGCCGGGGCCGCGGTGGTCGGGCCATAATGGCGCCCGCCGCTCTCCTGGAGGGCAAGCTGAAGAACCCGGTCGCGGATCTGGGCGCCGGCGCTGCCGCCGCCGCGGAGGATGTCGCCGAATATGGTCCCGAAGGCCGTCTCGATATCGCCGCGGACCGAGGCGGACAAGCGGCTGATGTCCTGGCCCTGCACGGCCGCGAGGTAGCCGAAGCCCCTGTCCGGCGTGGCGGCGGAGCCGACGCGCGCCCCGGTCTCGCCGGCATTGTAGGCGCGCGTGGCGGCGTCGAGGTCGCCCTTGAAGGCGTCATACTGCTGGCGGAAGTAGCGCAGGCCGCCGAGGATGTTCTGGCTGTAGTCGAACCGCTGGTCGGGCGACATGCCGACATCGGCGGCGGCCGGCCGGCGCAGCTGGAAGAGGCCGACAGCGTCCTGATTGTTCAGCACGCCTTCCGCGCCGGGCGGCACCGCGCCGGCGGGGCGGGCGCCGCGGTTGCCCTGCGCGATCATGGCCGCCAGCTTCCGCTCGTCGGTCATATCCCAGATGAAGCCGAGCCAGCTGCGGCCGGAGGGGTCGTAACTCGGCGGCTTGAGGCCGGACAGCACGTCCTTCAGGGTCTTGAGCGTGGTGATGAGGTCGGTGATGCCTTGCACGCCCAAGGTCGCGGCCGCCACGAACGGCGTGCCGATCAGGGAGGCGAAGGACTCGCCGCGCTCGTTGGTGCCACTGAAGGCCTTGTCGAGCTCGAGGAGCGCCCGCTGGAGCGGGGTCAGGTTGTCATGGGAGTGCTTGCTGCCTTCCTCAATGGTCTTGAGGGCCACGCCAAAAGCGCGCGCCTTGTCGCCGGCGTCCTGATACCGCTTGACCTGCTCCACGAGCGCCGCGTCGACGCCCTGGATGCGGCCGATCATGGATTGCAGGAGCGCCGCGGGATCCCGCATGGCATCCGCCATGCGCTTCCAGTCCGGCTCCTGCTCGCCGAGGACGGTCGAGAGGTTCTTGAAGGCCGTCGCTATCCGAACCGCCTGTTCCTCGGTCCCGGCGAAGCCCTCGTTCTGATAGATGGCCCGCGTGGCCTGGCGCGCCTGGTCCGTGGAGAGGTTCGCCGATCCCGCAAGAGTCCTCGCCGCGTGGTCGGCAGCCGCGGCAGCGGCCACGTAATCCTCGCGGACCGCCGACAGCTGGGTCCGCAGCGTGCCCAGCCGCCGCGCCGACGATTCCGCCGCGGTCGCCGTGACGCCGATGACGGTGGCGGCGGCGGTAAAGGCCGTGATGGCAATTCCGATGGGCGAGGTGATCCCGCGCCAGAGGGCGTTCAGGGTCGCCATGCCCGAGCCCTGCACGGCCATGGACTGGACGACCTGCGCGCCCTGCTGAATGAAGGTGCGGAAAATCGGCTGGCCGGTGGCAATGCCCTGGAACAGGTCGATGGACTGGATGCCCATGTCGGCGAAGCCCTGGCCCGCGCGCTTGGCGGCCCTGCCGGCTTCGTCGATGTCCCGCCCGGTGCCCTGGTATGCCCGCTGAAGCTGCGCCTGGATGGCCGCATGCTCCTTGTCGGTGATCTGCTTGGCCTGAAGCAGTTTGTTCAGGTCCGCGATCTTTTCGTTGTAGGCGGCCTCCCGCGCATAAGCGCTGTCGACCGACTTGCGGAGCGCGTCCCACTCCTCGCGCTGGCGCCGGATGGGATCGACCGCCTTCGCGAAGTC